TTGACGTTAGATTTGCAGTTGATGTCGGCTGTGATTTTGTAGTTCCCGGCAGGGAATAACACAGTTCCGCGAGTCAAAGAGTTGATCGCCGCCTGAATCGCCGCCGTATCATCCGTCACCCCATCGCCAACCGCACCGAAGTCCTTGACGCTCACAACTTCGCGCAGCTTGTCCTGCACAGTGCGGGCGACTGCGCCGGTGCCTGCTGGCAGGTAGTCGATCCGAGATGCGTCGGCGTTGCCGGAGTGAAGGAAGTTCTCTTCGAGCGTGCCCGCAGTCAGCCTCAGACTAACCACGTCACCAGCATTGAAGGCGATGGCAGACGTGCCCTCCTGCGCCCGCACCACGGTCAGGGTGTCGCCACTGCGCGCGGTGCAGCGCATGATTTCCAGCCGCGATGGGTCTGAGGCGCGCACAACGGTAATCGGGAACCAATCTCCAGATCCCAGCTCCGGGAAGCGCGAGCCATCACCGGCTCTCAGCGTCAGGCTGGTGTCGCTGTCGCTGATTGCCAGCGCTAAGAGGCCATCCGCGTTGTTGGATAGTTTCAGTGCCATTCTTCTCTCCTAGTGCTCAGCACTCCGTCACTTGTACCTGAAAGCAGACTTCCTTGATGCGGCCCTGCTCCGTTGAGACCACCACGTTGACGGTGTAGCACTCGCCAGGCTCGCCGCCGGATAGCCACACCTTCACGATGTCATCGAACAGCTGCACCGCATCCAGCCCCAAGCCTTCCGGCTCGACCGACGCCGATGCGTCCGTGATCTTGTCCCCGTCCGGAAGCCAGGCACCGAAATGGATGTCCGCATCGCGACGGTCCGCCGCCGCCTTACGCCGAACGCCGATCCGCATCCCGCTCTCCTTCTGGAGCAACGATGAAGGTCCAATCCTCCGCGCCCACCGGCAGTTGCCAGCTCGGATGCGCCGGGCGGTACTCGCTCGGGATGACAGGGAAGCCGTGCCGCTCGGCAACCATCAGCACCTTCACGGAGGCCGAACCACTGGCGTGTACATGCCGCCACCAGTCCGGCTTGAGTGACGCCGCTAGTTCCAGGCGGCCGCGCCCGCTGAGCCGCAGCTTGCCGCCGAACCGGCCGCTGCCAGCGCTCTGCACCCGGATCGCCGCGTCGCCTTGTGGCGAGTACATGTGCAGATTGGCCGTGCCGCGCGCATCCAGCCACAGCGACGGGGCCATCTTGGGCCTGTGGGTCTTCGCCACCTTAGAGTTGAGGGCTGACTCCACCCGGAGGCGGGCAATGCCAGAGCCATACGGCGCAGGCTTGATGACCGACTCCAGATCGCCATGCACCACCAGCTTGGCCAGGCCAGCGCCGCGCGTGCCGAACACCACATGCGCCAGCAGCTCTGGGCTGATGCGGATGTCGCCGGTCATGGTCGGATGGAAAATCATCCGCTCATTGATGCCAGCATCCACCTCGGTATCGGCCTGCGCCTCACCGAACACGCCCGGCGCAATCTGCTCGGTGGATTCGCCCGCCACCTCCAGCTCGGCACTCAGTGCCGGCGTGACAACCTTGTACTCCTGCGATGCCGCCGACACCTCGACAGAGGCCGTGCCCGACAGGCCGAGGCCGTAGGTGATCGGCAGGCCAGACTCCAGCGTCACCGACGCACCAAGCGTCAGCGGGATGGTGTAGTTCCCGTTGATCGCAAAGGCGTTGATCGGCGCGCGGTTCATCAGTTAGAGCACCTGCACCGTCAGCTTCTCGATGTCCACGACGAACACGTCACCCGGCTGGATGATGCGAGTCTGATCAAGCGGCGCCGCAATCAGCAGGTTACCGCCAGTGGCCGCATCGAAAAGGCCGAAGTGGGTGATGGTCAGGTTGCCAGCGCCGTTGTAGACCGGGAACAGCAGCTGTTTGGTGTTCTTGGTCACGCCATTGACCGGCGCGGTCCATGCTTGGGCCAGCGTGCCCTCACCCTTGGTGCTGTCCTGCCGCACGTAAGACGGCCACTGCGTGGTGTTCACCTCATTGTCGCCCTGATCGTTCGGATCCGCCGTGTGCAGCGACACGTAGACGGCTGCCGATGTAGGGAAGGTGCCACCGCGCAGCGTGGCATTGATGATGTTGTTTTCCAGATAGTTCGATGCTGCTGCCATAGCTACCTCCTAGAAAAACTGTGGGGTGATCCGCACCGGGGCGCGCTGCTGTCCGCGCACATGCTGCGACGCCAGCCGGTCAAGCTCGCGCTCAAAGCGGCCGGCGTGATAGGTCGCCAGATCGACGCTGGTGAACAGCTGCCCAGGGATGGACAGGATCTCAGCGAGCGCGCCATCCGCGAGCACCCGCGCATACAGGTCGATGAGAAAGTCTGGCAGCTCCTCGGCCTCCTCGGAGGGCTTGAGCAGCGTGGTCAGCTCCAGCGTGCCAGCAGCAGCAGGCACCACGCGTACCGTGCCTGGGGCAATCTGGGTGATGTAGCGCCCCAGCGTTGCCGTCTCGGTGCGCCAGCCAGGCCGGTTCTCGTCCAGCCACGACACCGACACCGCCTCCAGCGGCCGGCCCTCGAAGCGCGCGGATTCAATCTGGTGCAGCACCGCACCGTATGGCGCGCATACGATGTCACTGCACTTGCCCGACACCTTGAAACGGTCGGTATCGCGCCAAATCTTGGTGCGCTCGCAGAAGCGAATCGCCGCCGTGCGGATCGCGTCAATCGCAATCGGCTCCGGGCAGTGATTGGCGCGCGGCAGGACGTAGCGCAGGATGCTATCAAGGGGTTTCATCCAGCGCCCCCTTCGGTGAGTAGCCGCCTTGTGCCGCGTTCTGGCCGGCCAGCGCCGCCTGGAACGCCTGGTAATGCGCAGCGGCCACTTGGCCGTTGGCGTATTCGGAATCCTTGGACAGTGCCCGATAGAGCACGTAGCTCACCAGCGCGCCAGCATAGGCGCGGTCCAGCTGGAGTTCGTCCTCAGCTCTCTCAACCTGCGCCGGAGTATCAGCATAGACAACCTCCACCCGCACGCCCGCTCTGGCCGGCGGATAGACGTAGAAGCTCTTGGGCGAGCGGTCGTCCGTGCAGAAATGGCGCACCGTGTCGGTCGGCTTCATCTCGTACCAATCCGGTCGGGCGTCATCAAGCTGGCTTCGGTCCGCCCGGCGAATGGCGCGGCCGGGGATGTTGCGCACCACGTCCAACAGCATCAGCCCCGTCTCAGGAATCTGCTGCAGCGGCCCCTCGACGAGCTCCAGGACTTCGGTCTTGGCGCTGGCCGCCGGGCGGTGAATGGCGATTTGGGCGGCGCCCTCGTTCACCCAGTCGATCAGCTCGTCTTCGGTCCAGCGGACAAAGCGCTGGCCACCGGGGTCGCGCTCATAGTCATTGAGCACCGTGGCCGCGCTACGCAGAATGTCCGCCACCAGGATAGGCATCAGACAATCGCCTCCAGCTCCGCCCGGATGCGCTCGATGGGCCACTTACCATGCGGCTTGCGACCGAAGCGGGCCTGGTACTGCTCCACCCAGTAATCGCGGTCGTCCGTGGCCGGCGCATCAGTGGCCGGTGCTTCTTCCGTGGCGACCTCTTCTGCCGGTGCCAGCGGCTCGACGGTCGTCAGCTCCATCTTCGGCAGCTCGGCAGTCTTGGATGCTTCGGCCGCCCGATAGCCTTCCGGGATCGCCAGCAGGATCTTGACGTGCTCGGGGTTGCTCACGTCGCAGAACTCGCGGCCCTCCGCGTCAGGCACGAAATGGTATTCGACGCCATCAAGGGTAACGCGCGTGCCGCCAGGGCGTCGCAGGATGCTCTCAATGCGCATATCGCCTCCAGAGAGGAAGCGGGGCCGAAGCCCCGCCTCTGGTTACTGCACCATGAGCAACGTCAGGGCGATCTTCTTGCTGCCGGCCGTGACAGCTGCCGACACCTTCACGCCGATGCTGCGATCCGCGCCCGCCGGGGCGATGGTGAACGCGCTCGACTTACTGGCGCGCACCACAGCCGCAGCGGAAGCGTCCTGAGCACTGAACAGCTCGTTGCCGCAGGTGCGAGTACCTCCAGTGTCACCGACCGCGCCGGACATGATGCCGACATCGACGTTCACGCCAGCACCAAGCGCATCGGTATCGAGGATGGCATCAACCACGGTGTGGTATGCCGGCAGGACCGCCAGCTCCACGATGTCGCCCACGTCCATGTTGGCGTCGATGGTGGCCTCGAACCGCTGCGCCACAACACCACCGGCCTCGCGAGAAGTCGGGGTCTGCGTGCGGCCGATCGCCCATTCAGACTGAATTGCAATTGCCATGTCGTCTGCCTCCTCAGGTTATGCCCGGTTCGGGTCTTTGGCGTAGGTATCGAGCGCAATCACGCCGAAATCCTTGCCGTTGAAGCGCGTCTTCTTGAAGCCGAAAATTGCACCGGAGGCGACGGTGGGCTCATTGCCGTAGTCCCTCATCTCCTCCTTCCACTCGAAGCGCATGCCGCCGCTCGTGCCGTATGCAATCGCGCCCGCCTGCCGCCCGAGGAACAGCGCACGGGCCGCCGGCAGATCGCCGCCAGCGCCGTAGTCGTTGAACCGGATGGCGTTGCGGTGCGAGTGCAGCACGACGTTGTTGATCATGCCGAGGCTGCCACGGAAGATCGGGTTGTTGCGGCCCTCGGCAGCGGCAGCGGCTTTCTGGATTTCCAGCCAGCCGGCAGCGTCCGCAGTGCGCAGGTCGTGCTCCTGGAACGGCGACATGACCACCACGTAGCGGTCTTCACCCTCAATGCTCACCGGGACCATGTTGGCCGCGTCCGGGTCTTGCGCCTGCAGCATGGTGGCCTGCACCGCAGCCCGCTCGATGAGCAGCCGGCTCATTTTGTCGTTGACGGTGATGGTGGCCTTGCTGGTCGCAGAGCCCGCATAGAGGATGTGGCCGGGATCCGGCGCCTCAATTGGGTTGCCGGCGTGTCCAGTCCAGCCCTTCGGGAACAGGAAATCCGCGTTGATGCCGCGAGCGCCGGAGAGGTAGATGAACATCAGTTCATCCATGAACCGGCTCCAGTAGTCGGAGAGGCGGTTCTTGGCGACAGCGCGGAGATTGTGGACCGTGCGCTTGCGGGTCATCTTGCCGCCGGCCGACACGGCATGCCGCGCCTGGTCGATGCGCACCTCGTCGGTGTAGAAGCGCAGGTTCTCTTCCTTGCCCTCCAGCCGCTGGTCGCCCTCGGTGTAGCCGCCGCGCAGCTGGACCGACAGGTCAAAGCTGATGCGATCGCCCGAATCGGACTCAAGCTCGGTCTTTCGCTGGATGATGGCGTTGTCGTCGGTGCCGACGAACTTACGCTCGAAGTAGGACTTCTTGGCCTGGTCTACCGCAAGGGCAGCCGACCACTTCTTTGCAGCCTTCGGATCGCCGAAGGGAATGGCAGTCTGACTCATCGAGGAGTGCTCCTGTATTGTGGCGTTTGCTCACAACCCGCTTGCACTCCTGCGCATGCGGAGCCGAAGGACGCCCGTTTAGAGCGTCCGCGTTACGATTATGTACCCAATTGGTTTTTTTTGCAATATGCTGCGGCTATCGCTGCTTCTCACCAGTAATCCCGCGCGTGGCGGCAAGTTTTGCATCGATGGTTTGCTCGCGCACGCGCTTGATGGGAATGCTGCGGTCGGCCTGGAACTCGATGCGCGCCCGCCGACCGGACTTCTCTCGCAACGTCACCACGGCATACTCGCCGATGCGCACACTCTCGCCGGGTTCCAGGTCGATGGTCAGCATGATTCTGTTAGACCTCTCCGCCCGCGCCGGACTGCGAGCGCGCATTCAGCGTGTCGCTCATGATCATCCCTCCTTAGCGGGCAGCAAGGTAAGCTTCCCGGTCGGCGTCCGAGAGCTTGGCCAGTTCGCGCTCGTAGCGTTCCGGATCGGTTTCTATCAGCCGGTCGAGCTTCGCCCAGCGGCCGTCCTCTGTTTCGGTGGCAGAGGCAGCCGGCACATTGGCGAGCGTCGGCGGGGCCTCGATCTTGCGCCGCTTCTTGCCTTCCGGCTTCAGATCGTCCTCGGTCCTGGCTAGGCCGAACTGCTCAACAATCTGCTCGTGCGCCTTCTCCAGAATCTCGCGACCGGACAGTCCCTGGTTTTCCTCCTGGGCCGCGAGTTCGCGCACTGCCAAGTCCAGCGCCTTGTAGCGCAGCGGGTACTGCCGATACTCGGAATGCTCGCTCAGGAACTGGTTGACCGTGGCGAGCCAGGCGTTGCGCTGCTGCTGCTCGGCCATCTCCTGGGCCAGCCGGGCCTTGAACTGCGCCTGCTCGATCTCGCGTTCGCGTTTGGCGAGCTTGTCCAGCTCCAGCTGGTACTCCTTCGCCGTCAGCTCGCCGTCATCGAACTTCTGAACCAGTTCTTCCTTCTGCCTGGCAATGGCCTCCAGCTGCTCGGCGGCATCCTCTGGCGCATCGGCGTCCAGAAGCGGCTGGAATTCGGTGGCTACCGAATCCTTCCCCACTTCCTCTTCGGCATCATCGCCATTGCCGCCATCAGCCTCGCCAGCTTCCTCTTTCTCATCTTCGGCCTCAGCCTCAGCCTCTTCTGCTTCGAGGTCTTCGAGCGCGGCGCGCTCCTCTTCGGTCAGATCCTGCATTTCTTCCTCGGTGTACTTGGACATCGTTCTTCCTCTCTAGGTTGGCATTAGACCGGCGGCATGCCTGCCGGACGGTCGTTCGGCATCGCGCCATCCGGCACCATGCCCTCCTGTTGCTGCTGCTCCAATGCAGCCTGCTCTTGCATCTGCTGTTGCTCACGCTCGGCCAGCGCCTGCTGCTGCGCCTGAATCGCGGCCTGCTGCTCCTGCTCGGTGCGGCCGACGAACCCAGCTTCGCGCAGCAGGCCATCGGCAACCGAGACAGCAGGCGGGGCCATGAGCGCCCTGATGGCCGCCTCGATGGCTTGGCTCTGCGCAGCGATATTCTCCTTGGCAACCTGGGCGGCCAGCTGGGCGGCACGCGCTTCGTCCACGCCAGCCTTGGCCAGCTTAGCGCGCAGTTCGGCCTCGAACATGGCTTGCTGCATTTGCGCCTGCTGCTGCTGCGCCTGCATGGCCTTGAGCTCCTCCGGCGTCGGTTCCTCGGCGTCCGGATCGCGCTGGCCGGTAATCTTGCGGATGCGCGCTACCATCTCGTCGCGGTTCGGCAGGTCCATCATCTCGACAACCAGATCCAGCAGCGTCAGCGACACCTGCGGCGGCATGCGGGTCATCATCTCCAGCAGCTGCTCGGCTGCGGCCTGGCGCATGGTCGCGCGCCACTCGCCTTCCGAGATAACAAAATCCGCCTGCCGGCGCACGATGTCGTTTTCGGGCAACCCGTCGTTGATGGTCACGTACTCGGGGTGGCCGCGCTCGCTGGTGATGCGGAACTGCTTTTGCTCGGTGAAATACTGCTCGATGAGGGACAACTGTTTCTCGCCCTGCACCTGTACGGCAAATCGCAGATTGTCGAACAGCTTCGCCGTCGTGAGCGAGCCCTGCAGCTGGCGCGCCTCGATTGCCCGTCCAGATGTCGCATTGGTCGTCCGGCCCAGCAACTCGTCCGTCACCCCAGACACGGACTGAATCATCGAGATATTGCGGCTCATCAGCTCCAGGTGCGCAGCCGCGAGGTCGCGCTCGGCGTTTGGCAAAATCTGTTTGCCCGGCTTCTTCTCGATCACCGCATCAGGTCGAGCCCACTCGCGGCGGAACTCATCGATGTCTTCCACCGCGCCCTCGTCCATGATCACCTTGTTTGTGCTCAGGATGTAGAGCGCCTTGCTGGCCCGCTTGTTGATGTCCTCCTGGATGTCGCGCAGCCCACGGATGACGCCATACGGCAGCCCATCGCGGCCACGGCGATAGCCCCAGATCGGCGTGAACGGGAAGCTGTTGTGCCGGTATGGCGACGGGCCGAGATAGCACAGCCCCGCCGTCGTCATGATCGCGCAGTACATGCGCATCATCAGCCGGGACGCGAGCACAGCCTGCCCAGCCTCCTCGACCGCTGCTTGATGCGCTGGACTCTCCTGGTCATAGATCTCACCGGCAAATGCGCCCCGCACGATACGGGTCACCCGCTCTGGCCGGCGGAACCACACTTCGATCATGCGCACCCGGCGCCGATGGTTGACGGTGAGGCTGCGCTCGCCATAGGCGTCCAGCTCCACTTCTTGCTGGTCCATCGCCTCGTCGCCGTACTCCAGGTCATAGGCCATTCTGCCGGACTCGTTAGCAGCGCGTCTGATGACGTCCTTCCGGTCCGGGAACAGCGCCATCGCTACGTCCTCGTCCACCCACTTGACGCGGATCACATAGCGCGCGTCGGACAGGTCCAGCTCCGTGCTCGCACTGTCCCAGAGGATGTTGCGCCAGGACTCATAGCGCGAGTACACCGGCTCGCCGTCGTCGTCGTCCTGTACGCCGTCCTCCAACCAGCCGATGCCGACCTTTACCGCGTCCTCGAACGCGCGGCTGCGGTGGAACGGCGTGCGGTTGATGTCGGACAGATACTTGAGCAGCTGCGTCTTGCGCTCGGCAGGTTTGGCGTCGCTCTTCTCGCGCGGCAGCACGCGGAAATCGACGCGGCCGCGCTTCTCGCTGCCGATGATCCAGTTGATGGTCTGCGCGATGACGTTGTAGACGACGGGCGCCTGGCCGCGCTCTTTCAGCGCTGCCGCATCCTCCTCCGACCATTGGATGTGGTCGTAAAAATCCTCGTCGATCGACTGCTGAATCCGGTTATCCGCCTGCCGATCAAGCTCCTGCTGGTAGTAGCCAAGCAGCCGCTTGAACAGCTCGACATTCTCCGGGCTATCCAGCTCATGCTCCGGCGAATCCGGCTCTACGTTCGGCTCTTCAAGCCGGTCCCAGGGGTTGCTTTTGACGCTCTTCGTCTCGATCTCAAACATGGCCGGCTCACTCGTAGTCAAGAATCTCGGCGTAGTGTTTGCGGCCGGACTCTTCGGTGATGATGGCCTCGGCACCAACGCGGACATTATCCACCGGGCGCGGCGGCAGCTCGATCAGGTCTTGCAGGTGGTCGTAGATCACGCTGGCGACCTTGTGCACGTGGCTAGCGCTGTCCTCAAACCCCAGGTCGCGATTGTACTGGATCGCCGCCTGCAGCAGATAGCGCGGGTCGTCGTATTTGTACGCGGCTGATAGTCCGATCACCACCGGCCTGCATCCGTTGATGCGATGCGTCGGCACCAGCACTAGGCACGGCTCGGACTCGTCCACGCTCGCACCAACCCAGGTGCCGTAGACGGTGATGTCACCCAGATTGCGGGCGAATGCGTATTTGGTCAGGTCGAGAATGTGGCCGCTCATCAAGCAACCCTCCAGTTGGGTGGTGTGGTGCGGCGTGGTGTGGTGCGACGCTGCCCATCAAAGGCTTGCCCCCACTGCCTGAATGCGTCTGCGTAGTTCGAGTACCGATCATGCAGCGGCTGGTCGGTGAACACGCCCAGTCGCTCATTGTACCGCTTTCGGTAGTTTTCCAGCGCAATAATGCCGTCCGCGCACTCGTCGGCGTCGATGTAGACATTGCCGGAGAGCTTCATGCGCGTCTGCTGGATGCCGCTGATGACCTGCTCGATGCGCGGCACCACCTCAAAACGATGACCGGGCAGCAGTTCCTCCATGATCTGTAGAATGCTCTTGCCGGTCTGTAGGCTGCGGTTCTGCGCGTCGTGCGGCAGATAGTGCCTGTCGTATACGTAACCGCGCGACTGTATGTAGTGCGCGTAATGATCCAGGCTCTCGCCGCTGTTCTCGTAGGCGTGGATGAAGCGATGTTCTCCGGCGGCGTACTGGTGGAACCAGATCGCCGTGGTGTCATTCATGCCCAGGTCCCAAAACGTATTGACGGGGACGCCCGGCTCATACGGGACGCGGCGAATGCGCCCCTCTGAACGCATCTTGGCAAGGATGTCGGCGTAGTATGCACCCTTGACCTTGATACCCCTCCACAGGCCATTGAGCAGCGCATCGCGCTCTTCCGGCTCCATCTGTAACAACGCCTCGCGGTAGCCGGTGCCGGACAGGTGCGGGTTATCGGCCAGGCGCGCCGGGATGAATCGTCGGTACATCGTCGTCACGACGCCCTGCTCATCATCGACGATATCAACCGGCACGCGCGTTTCTTTGCCGTCCTCCTGGATTCCCCAGCGCTCCATGACCCACTTCTGGCCAGGCCCGTCTGGGTTGGTGGTGGCGCGGATGTAGCGCGGCAGCGTGCGGTCCGAGCTGCGGCATCGGGAGAACAGGTACAGGTAGCACGTTGGCGTCGGCCAGAGCGTCAGCTCGTCGAAGCCGATGTAGTTCCAGGCGCGACCGCGATATTTGAACCGGTCGCTGTCGTGTTGGAGGTAGCCGAATTCGATTTTGGCCCCGCTGGGGAACGTCCAGACCTTTTCCGTCTGGTTGTACTCTGCGCCCGGAACGATTGCCGGGTAGAGTTCGCGCGAGCGGTCAATCAAATCGCGCAGCTCCGGGAACGACCGACGGAACAGCACTGCGCGGTGATTCCTGTTATCCGGCCCGCCGTGCTGGAGACAAAGCGCATCGATCAGCAACGCATCTGATTTGCCGCCGCCGGCCGCACCGCCATACAGCACCTCAAAATCATCGCACGCCAGAAACGCCGACTGCCTCGGCGTTGGCTGCCAGATAATCTCAGTGCCAGCGCCGTCAGCCATCGTCTCTTCGCTCCAGCGGCTTAGTCTCGACCAAGGACGGCTCCTTGGCTGGCACGATCACCACTCGCGCCTCGTGCTTGATCGGATTATCCGCCTGCCCACCGTGGTCGTGCTCGATCTTGTCGCGCCACCGATCACGCTGGCGGTTTTTCAGCCAGAAAATCGCGGCTGCCGTGTCAGGCGGGTAGTGTCTGACGGTCGGCGTGATGACAACCTCGCC